CCGATGTTTCAGTGTCAAACGGCGGACGTTTCAAGTGCCGCCGAAGGCGACAGCATCACTATTTCTGGCGTTGGCTACACTGTGCGCAATGTCAGACCTGACGGCACTGGCATGACAATGTTAATTCTCGAGGAGAATTAGAATGGCACATGTCCGGCAGTCTATTAGAAGCAACATCACGACAGCCCTGACCGGTCTGACAACGACCGGCAGCAACGTGTTTCAGACGCGCTTGTTCCCTATCGAGGAGAGCAAAGTGCCGGCGCTGTGCATCTACACAAAGTCAGAGGAGAGCGAATATTCGACAATGACCCGCCCGCGGACGCAAACGCGAGCGCTTGAAGTTATGGTCGAGGCGTATATCAAAGGCACTGCAAATCTTGATAACACTATCGACACCATCGCGGTCGAGGTAGAGGAAGCACTTGCGACAGATGCAACCCGCGGCGGTAATGCAAAAGACACTCGCATCACATCGGTTGACATTGAGTTCAACGGTGATGCGGAGCAGTCGGTTGCGGTCGCAAGGTTCACAGTTGCGGTCGATTATGTTACCGTCGAAAACGACGTTGAAACCTCTGCATAAAAGGTGATGAAATGAAGCGCGTAAAGTTATATCATGGAGATGACATCATTGAGGTGCACGAAGATAAGGCGCCAAAAATGATTTCTGCCGGCTGGTCGACAGACGAGCCAAAGCGTCAGGCGAAGACGAAAAAAGCAGCAACAAAAACCGAAGCTAAAATTGAGAAGGATGATTAGCAATGGCAACGCATACCGGTTCTGAAGGAACGCTCAAAGTCGGCAGTAATGCTGTCGCCGAAATCCGTTCTTTTTCCATCAACGAAACTGGCGAGACAATCGAAGACACCAGCATGGGCGACACAGCTCGCACATTCAAAGCCGGCCTGAAGACTTTCACGGCCAGCGTTGAGGTGTTCTGGGACGAGACTGACACGACAGGGCAAGGCGCTCTGGATGTTGGCTCTGAGGTCACGCTGAATGTATATCCGGAGGGCGACACCTCTGGTGACACATACTACAGCGGAACGACTGTCGTGACCGGCAAGACCGTCACAGGTTCTTTTGATGGTATGGTTGAGGCCAGCTTTGAGCTGCAAGGCACAGGCGCCCTGACCGAAACTACTGTTTAATCTCGACTGATAGGTGGCATGATGTCGAAACTTGGTGAACAAATACGCTCGAAAACCGTCTCACAACGGAACCGCATTGAGGTTCCGGAGTGGGGCGACGACGAGCCGATGGTGCTGTTTAGCACACCGCTTCTCGCCGGCGAGTTCAATCGTTTGCAGAAAAAGCATCCTGACTTTCTCAACAACATGACGATGGAAGGTCTCGTCGACCTTATCGTTATGAAGGCTCAGGATGCTGACGGCGAAAAATGCTTTGACCTCGAGGACAAGCCGGTGCTGATGCGCCAGCCGGTCAGCGTGGTGAGTAACGTGGCGGCAGCTCTTATGGGCGAAATGACCTCAATCGAGGACGCGGAAAAAAACTAAAGGGCGGTCACGAGCGGTTCTTTATGTTCGCGCTTGCTGACCGCTTGAATAAGACTGTCGCAGAGATTGAAAATTTGCCCTATACTGAGCTGGTCGAATGGGCAGCTTATTTAGGGATTATTACGGATGGCGCAGGAAAATCTTAATTTTCGCATCGTTGCGATTGACAAAACTAGGGCAGCATTTGCGTCCGTCCGCGGTGGCTTGCAACGTGTGCAGCGCAGCGTGTTCAATGTTCGCAACGCTGTCGTCGGCCTCGGTGGCGCACTAGCGCTGAGGCATTTTGCGCAAGACATTGACAACTTGGCAAAGCTGTCTGCCCGTCTTGACGTTCCGATACAGTCATTGCAGGAGTTAAGATTTGCCGCGGCGCAGACCGGCACCGAGGCAACGCACCTGACGACAGGCTTTCAGCGCTTTACTAAGTCAATATCAGAGGCCAGCACCGGCCTGTCTACACCTTTAAAAGCCTTTGAAGCGCTTGGCGTGCAAATCACAAACACTGACGGCACTCTGCGCGGCACTGAGGATGTTTTGAATGATGTGGCCGACGGCATGGCTAACGTCAAAAACCCTGCCGACCGTGTTCGCATAGCCTTTGACCTGTTTGGTAAAGCTGGCGCCGGCATGGTGAACATGCTGCAAGGCGGCTCAGACGAGCTTAACAAGCTGCGTGGCCAGTTTAGCGACCTGACAATCGAGATGACCGGCGAGCAAGCAAAGGCTGTCGAGGACGCAAACGACCGGTTCGACTTGCTTCGACGCATCTTTAATTCCATCGGGCAACAAATCACGGCAACCTTGCTACCGACCTTGTCTGCCATCGCAACGGTTCTGACGACCGTCGTCATTGCTGCAATCGACCTGAGCATCAGCGCGGTTCGTGGTTTGGGCAATGCGTTTATCAGTTTGTTCAATTTGTTGAGTGGGCCAAAAATTGGCGATATTGAAAAGCTGACATTTGGCGAAAAGTTTCAAAACCAAATTAGAAAAATTGTGACAGAGATTGATGGCCTGCCGGACAGCGTCGACCCCGTCAAAAAAATTACGGCTGACGTCGGGCTTGGCTTTGAGCGCACCGGAACAGCGACAGAGAAGGCTGCGGAAGCGCTTCGCAAGTATAGTGAGGCGGCAAAAGAGGTCGAGGCCAATCTGCAAACGGCAGCTCTCAATGGCTTGCGACAGCTTGAGACCGGCCTTGTCAGCATTATCGACGGCACTAAGGATGCGAAGACCGCATTCAAAGACATGGCGCGCAGCATCGTCAACGACTTGCTCAAAATTGCTATTCAGAAAAGCATCACCGGCCCTCTGGGCGACGCATTCGGCAGCATGTTTGGCAAAGCCATTGGCGGGCCGGTGCAGCGAAACACACCGGTTCTCGTCGGAGAAAGAGGCCCTGAAGTATTTTTACCGGCATCATCGGGCAGCATCGTGCCGAACAAAAACATGACCGGCGGCGGTGGAACGACTGTTGTTCAAAACATAAGCATTTCAACCGGCGTGTCTCAGACGGTTCGCGCTGAAATATCACAACTCATGCCGCAGATTGCAGAAGCGTCGAAAGCTGCCGTGCTCGACGCCAAGCAACGCGGCGGCTCATTTGGCAAGGCATTCTGATGGCTATCGTTTATCCAATAACATTACCTACCGTGTCAGGCATCAGGTCGGTCAATCTTCGCGCAAAAAGCGCTGTCGGCATATCGCGCTCGCCCTTTACATTTAAGGAGCAAGTGTTTTCGCACGGCGGGCAAATGTTGGAAGCCGAAATCACCTTGCCACCGATGAGCCGCACAGAGGGCGAGCAATGGGTTTCGTTTTTGATTAAGTTAAAAGGTATGCAGGGCACGTTTTTGCTGGGCGACCCATCTGGCGCAACTGCCCGCGGCTCTGCATCAAGCGCTGCCGGAACGCCAGTTGTCAACGGTGCAGGGCAGACAGGCGATAGCCTTACAATATCGGGCGCCCCTAATAGCGCCACCGGCTACCTGTTGGCCGGTGATTATATACAGCTTGGAACAGGCAGCTCGTCGACGCTACATAAGGTCTTGAATGACGTCGACACTAGCGCCAGCGGCATTGGATTGATTGATTTATTTCCGGCAATCAGAACAGCACCGGCTGACGGTGCGGGCGTAACCGTGTCTAATGCAAAGGGCGTTTTTCGCCTTGCAAGCAATGAGACAAACTGGTCGATTAACGA